ACAGTAGTATTAGCAGGTCAAATGTTATCCGATTCTGAAAACTTATTTTCCAAAGGTGTACATCCCACAATCGTTTGCGATGGCTACAATAAGGCCGCTTTGCTTGCTGTAAAGTATCTAGAAGAAGAACTTTCATACGAAGCCATAGATGACGATGAGTTATACAAAGTTGCTGAAACAGCGATAGCGGGAAAAACACTATCTTCTGCTAAAGAAGTGGTATCTTCTCTTTGTGTAGATTCTGTAAAAAGAGCAGGTAGCGCAGAAAAAGTTTCTGTGATGACTTTTCCCGGCGGTGCTTTAACTGACTCATACTTGTTTACAGGAGTTGTGGTGAATAAAGACTACGCAATAGAAATGGACATTCCTACTGATACTCAAGCACTCTTACTAATGAGTGGTTTAGAGCATTCTTCAAACGAAAATAATATCCAAGTATCTATTCAAAATTTAACTGATTACGATAAATTAGCGGGTAGGGTAAGTAATATCCTAACCGAGAATGCAAAGAAAATCGCATCTCTCTTACCCGATGGCGGTATTCTTTTCTGTAGAGATAATGTGGAAGATTCGGTTCTTGCATATTTGAACAAAAACAATATAGCGGTAGTAAAAAGGATGCAAGAAAGCACCTTGAGAGGACTATCTTCATCGCTAGGACTGAGAATTGCACATGGTGTAAATGACTTAGAAGAAGCAAAAACCTGCACAGTAAAAAGAGAAAAGCACAACGATGTGTACTATCTGTTTGTAGAAGGAAATGTAGAATCTAAGCAATCAACTTTGGTTATTAGAGGCGCAAGCCATACAACTTTGGAAGAAGTCGAGCGCGGATTTGATGATGCACTCGGTGTGGTGTCTTTGGTGTTGAATGGTGGAAAAGTGGTTGCAGGTGGCGGCTCGGCGTATGCGGCTATAGCAAGTTATCTAAGAACAGAAGCACCGAAGGTCAAGGGTATGGAACAGATGGCGATTAACTCGTTTGCAGACACTCTAGAGATTATTCCTGCTACTATAGGCGAAGTAGCGGGGCATACCCCTCTAAAGTGCATATTCGCTCTAAGAAGCACTATATCCGATGGAAATTTAACATATGGGCCGGATGTGGAAAACATAAATGAGATTGTAGATATGCGAGAGTTAGGAGTCATAGAACCTAGTATTCTTGTAAAACAATCCATACTTAGTGCAACAGAAGTTGTTACATCTATCTTGAAGATTGATGATATTGTGGTAAAGAGAAGTGAGTGATATGGGTAGATTCATGGATAAACTAAAAATTAGTTGTAGACAATGTAACCATGAACATATACCTAGAAGACTTTCTGCTAGATACCATGATGGTTTAAGAAAAAGAGTGCATCTATGGCAATGTAAAGAATGCGGTCATATATGGATAGATAGTGCTTTCAAAAAGAAATAGTTAAAAACTAAACATTATTCTTTTAACATGGGGGTTTGCTTAGTAAAAATGAGATACTCTTTCCGTTCTTCTTGTTGTGAAACGCCTCCTTAAGCGTGAGGATTCTCTTTCATTCATCCTCTCTCATTTTCCCCCGAATAAAGCCTTTTGAACAAAAGACAAAAATACTAGTGGTGTATTTTTTACACCATGACCCGACCGACTTCGACTTGTAGCATGATGATGAATTTTTTAGATGAACTATTTGAGGGGTGGAAAGATTGATTGATGTAAGTGCGATTTCAACCGTATTAGACGGTGAAATAGATACTTCATTTCTACCCGCTTACATTATGATAGGTTTTGTTTTTGTTATGGGCGCATACGCAGGTTGCTATGCGCTTTATCAAATGTCTAAAGTCTAACTTTACCAACCCCACCCACTTAGTTGTGTAATGTGTGGAGAGTATTTATCTATCATATTATTTTTGTATTCATCTAAAGACCAAACATTATCTGTAAGCCATGTATCGAAGAAACCAATATCCCATTGACTATCAGTAGGTATTTCCCATGTTTCTATGTCTGCATGAATTAAATTAAATCTTTCATCTTTAGCACAATGTTCCCAAACTAAATCTATTACATCTTGATACTTTTCAACAATAGTAATTGATGTAATATTCGGATTATCTATCAAAACATGATTAACTAAACCAATGCCTAACCCACCAATGAATATATCTCCTTCTGCATTATCCCACAACCATTGGTGGTCGTTGTATTCTGCTTCTGAATCTTGCATAATCGGCATATCGCAACCTTCTTTCAGTAACACAGTATAGTTATCATAAGACTCATTGGTATGGAGTAAATAAAGAGGCCATCTTTTGTCGGTTGTTTCATTTGTATAATGTGCGATTTCAAAATCACCCGATACACCAACAGGAATACTAATATCTATTTTCATATTATCACCCTAATTAGTAAATGAATACCTCAAATATAAATCAGCCGAAGTGCTACCGTCTGAATTAGTGGCCGTTCCTGTTAATTTGAAAATAACATATTTTCCGTTTGAGGGCCACAACGCCACACCACCCCTTCCTTGACCCGGATTTATTTGGAAATAAGTTCCTGTTCCACCACTACCTGTTGCATCTTGACCGCCACCACCGCCACCACCCGCACCCGAAGATGGGGCAGAACTACCCGAACCAAAATTATCTGCATATGGTGCGGCAGACCATGAAAAAGATGTGGCGTTATCTGCTCTCAAGTAAGCAAAGGTAGACAATCTAATATATCCTATATCGTCAAAATCTCCTAAATCACCTGCGCTAACTTCTCTTTCAAATTGCGTTCCGAAGGATTCACTCGTTGCGCCCGACCAATCGGAATAATCAACAGTCATTAAGTCCGGCCCTTCATCAGTAACCTTAAACGAATTATTTTGACCGCTACTTGCGGCTTCTGCAATACTAACACCTGTTGGTGGAGAACCCCCCGCACTTGCGGCTATACAACCAACAACGCCTAAATTAATTGAGGCCATTTAATCACCCCACGAAGAACCATGTATTCGCGGCAACTCCAATATAGGTTCTTGCTTTATCGTCAGATATGGCGGTGTGGCTACTAGGAACGGTGCTATTACTTGTTCCCAATCCGGGTGTTAAATCTGAACCTGTATTGTTAATTATCGTATATTGTTGTCCTACTTCTGCGGTTGCAGGTAGGGTAGGCGCACCGCTACCTGTTACATACACATAAG